GCGTTTCAACGACCTCGACGTGCGTCTTCACGCGTCCGAACTTGACCGGGACGCCCTCGACAACGCCGTCAACGCGTTGGAAGCGGTTGCGCTCCAGCGCCTCGACACAACGCTGACGCCGATCATTAACGACGCGATTGCCGCGTTGCAGAACATCGGCGTCGCGTTTGAGGCGCACAGCAACGACACGCTCACGGTCACGACCGGAGAAAAAACGGTTATCGTTTCCCCGGAGACGCGCGGCAAGTGGATCGTGACCGATACGCTGGTGATGACGTCGTCGGACGAAGCTGCTTCGATGCTCGGGCAACCGCTCAGTTACGACCGGATCAACGGCATCCTGATTATCGACATCGTCGCGACAACCGGAACCGGGCCTAAAACGGGCTGGGAGATCGGCGTGTCGGCGCCCTTGGCGTTGGATCACGCCACACGGACGGACAACCCGCACATGGTCACCGCAGCGCAGGTCGGGGCGTACACGACGACGGAAGTCCATAACTTGACGCTCGACGGCGGGAGCTACTGATGCCGAACACAATTCTGCTTAAGAAGTCTGCAACGCCGGGAGCCGTCCCAGCCGCCGGATCGTTAACGGCGGGCGAGTTGGCGCTCAACACCGCCGACGGCAAGCTCTTTACAAAGCTCTCCAGCGGCACGGTCGTTGATTTGACCGGCACGTTCTCGGGGACAATTACGCCGCGCGCCAACGACGGCGCCGCGCTTGGCACTGGCACGCTGATGTGGTCAGACCTGTTCCTGGCGAACGCGTCGGTGATCAATTTCAATAACGGCGACGTCTTGCTGACGCACTCCTCCGACATTCTCAGGATGACCGGCGGAAGTTTTATCGCGGAAAGGTCAAACGCGTCGAACCAGAACGCCTTTGACCATACTTCGGCGATTGAGGTCGCACCCGCGTCGACCGCCACCTACAGCGGCTCATCCATCAAGCTCAGGTCAAACGGGTCCAACGCGAACAACGGCTCGTTTGGCTGTCTTTCTGTAGAGCCCGGGACGGTTTCTGGAGACGACTACCGGTCCCTCCTTTGCCTGACTTTTACAGCGGACCTCAACAGCAACACGAAGCAGGGCTTCGCGGTTCGGGGGCATAACTTCTCGACGCTGAATACCTTCCTGTTTATCGACGCCACGGGGCGCTTGCGGCCGGGGACCGATAACACTCAGCCGCTCGGCATCCCCGGGACGGCGTGGAGTGACCTTTACCTGGGGTCTGGCGCCGTCATCGACTTCGCGAACGGTGACGTCACCATACTGCACGCGGCCGACCAGCTCACATTTGACAACGGCCTTTATCAATTTGTCAGAAATGGCAATCAGAACTATTACAACACCTTAAACGTGCTCAACCAGAACACGGGGAATGCCGCGCAGACCGGCATCCAGATCGGGGCAGGCACATCTTACTTCCATCTGTATAAGCTCGGAAGCGGATGGGCAGGCGCTAACTCCGGGCGGATGCACTTCAACCAAACCCCCGCCGCCGACCTCGCCTTCCAGCAGGCCAACACCGACAGGTTTGTCTTCGCCGCTGACGGGTCGTGGTACGCCGTAGGCGCTGCTGGCGGCGCGAAGGGTAACCAGACCATCAACGCCATTGCCGTCTATGACGACAACGTCCTGCTGACGGACTACGTTTTCGATCACTGGCAGGACGGGCACCTCGCGCCGGAGGACGCCGACAACGCTCGCGCGTTGGCGTTTGACCCGGCCCTGCTGGACATCGACGTATTTACCGCGTCGTGTATTGAGCGCCGCGCTCTCCCCGCCATGCTCCGCCGCTCCGAATGGACGGAGGAGGCCCGGTTCTCCATCGGAGAGCTGGCACAGCGCCTTTGGGAAGTCGCAGAAGTCCAAGCTGTCCACATCGCAAAACTGAACGAAAGACTTAAGGTACTGGAAGCACAATGACCTACACCATCACGTTAACGCAAGAGCAGTGGGCAGTGGTCGGCGCCGCCCTGGCTGAGATGCCGTTCAAGCACGCGGCGCCGGTTGTCGCTGAGATCAACAGGCAAGCCGCTGAACAGCAGAACAAGCCCGAGGAGCAGATCGATGGGTAAAATCACATTTCTTGTCGAAGGCCAGACCACGGGCACGGTTGCGGAGGGTGGCGGCTTTACCGCCACTTACGAGGCCGCCGACGCGGACGTCGCAAAGCTGCTTGAGGCGATGGCCGACTATTATCAGACGGAATTTAAGGACGAGCAGGGCAGGCCCACCACACCGACCGTCCCCATGATCCTCAAGGCATGGTTCGACGGGTTTATCAAGCAGACCCTCCGGCAGGCCGCCGACTACGAGAAGCGCAAGATCGTGCCGCCGCCGATTATGGTGAGCGGGCTTTAAGTCAACCCACCCCGATCTCCTTATCAGCCTCCCTCGTGGGGGCTTTTTAATTGCAGCCCCGCACAGGAGCTAAAGAGGCTGAAACATGGCTGAAACTTTTCTGCATGGTATCGATACGGTCGAAATTGATGACGGCATCCGCCCTATTCGGACGGTTCGGTCATCGATCATCGGGTTGATCGGAACCGCACCGGATGCTGACGCATCCGTCTTCCCCTTGAACGAACCAGTTGCCATCGTCGGCAATCCTCGCATTGCTGCCAAGCTCGGTGTCGAGGGAACCCTCAAAGACGCCATCGACCGGATCTTCGATCAGGCCGGTGCCACAGTCGTTGTGGTCCGCGTCGAAGAGGGTCTGACCCTTGGCGAAACCCGCGCCAACATCGCTGGGTCATCTATCACTGGCACGGGTGCATGGGCCTTCTTGCAAAGCCGGGCAAAGACTGGCCTTGTTCCGAAGGTTCTGATCGCTCCTGGCTTCACGGACTACCGCGTGACGGACGGCGTAACGGACGTCGTGATGGGCAGCCAGGGCTCTGGTTATACGGCAGCCCCGGTTGTAACATTCAACCCGGCGCCCGGCGCTGGAGTCACAGCCACTGGTACGGCTACTCTGACTGGCGATGCTGTGACCTCGGTGACCATCACTGAGGACGGCGCTGGATATCTTACGGCTCCTACCGTCACGTTCAGCGCGCCCCCGGCCGGTGCTGGCAACCGTCCCGCACAGGGCGTTGCGATCCTCGGCACTGGCGCTCTCGCCGACAACGTCATCGCAGTCGTTGTGACGGACGGCGGCCAAGGCTACGTAGCACCACCGACCGTGACATTCTCGGCTCCCCCGCCGCCTGAGCCCAAGATCAGGCCGACGTTCACGGCTCTCCTTGGCACTGGCGTTGATGCTGGCAAGGTTGTTGACATCCGCGTTGACAACCCCGGCGAAGGCGTTGCTCCGGGGTCCACGATCACGATTGCTGCTCCGGCTTCTGGCACGCAGGCAACTGCAACCCTGACGCTTGGCTCTGCACGCAATCCGATTGTATCGGAGATGATGGGCATTGCTGACCGTCTCCGCGCTATCATTGTTGCTGACGGTCCTTCGACCACTGACGCTGCGGCGATCACCTACCGCGGCGACTTCGGATCGAAGCGCGTCTACATCGTCGATCCCAAGGTTCTGGTCTACGACGGCGACACCAACTCGCATGTCGCATACCCTGCCTCTCCGTGCGTTGCTGGCATCATCTCCCGCATGGATAACTCGAAGGGCTTCTGGTGGAGCCCGTCGAACCAGGAGATCTACGGGATCACCGGCATGTCTCGTCCGGTGGACTTCAACATCTCCGACCCGAACACCCAGGCCAACTATTTGAACGAGAACGAAGTGGCGACCATCATCCGCCACGAAGGGTTCCGGCTCTGGGGCAACCGCACGACGTCGTCTGACCCGAACTGGGCGTTCCTGTCGGTTCGCCGCACCGCGGACATGGTCTACGAGAGCTTGGAAGAAGCCTTCCTCTGGGCAGTTGACCGTCCCTTCTCGCAGAACAACGTCGTTGAAATCGCTGAAAGCGTGAATGCCTACCTCCGCCACTTGGAGTCTGTTGGCGCCATCCTCGGCGGCAAAGCGTGGATCGATCCGACAATCAACACCAAGGATCAGATGCTTCAGGGCATCCTGTCGGTCGACTTCGACATCGAGCCCCCGGCTCCGATTGAGCACCTCCGGTTCCGTGCTCACAGAGAGCCTGAATACTACACCGAACTTGTCGCGGACGTGCTCCGTGAGCTCTCGATCTAAGGAGTGATCCATGGCTGTAAATTCATTTCTGCGCAAGTTCGTCGTCTACGTCGACGGCGTTGGGAAGATGGGCGACTGTGAAGGCGCAACACTTCCCAAGCTCACTGTTAAAATGGAAGAGTTCCGCGGCGGCGGCATGGACATCCCTGTCGAGGTTGACCTCGGCATGGAGAAGCTTGAGTTCAAGTTCACCATGACTGCTGTTGACGACCAAGTGATAGACAAATTCGGGCTCTATCCGGGTCAGCAGAAAGCCTTCACCCTGCGTGGCGCTCTCGCCTCTCAGGACGGAACGGCGACGCCCGTTGTCGCGAACATGCGCGGCATGCTCAAGGAAGTCGACATGGGCGACTTCAAAGCTGGTGAGAAGATCGAGGTCACCTTCATGGTTGCCCTCGACTACTACAAGCTGACGCGCGGTGACCGGGTTCTCATCGAGATCGACATCGAAAACTGCCGTCGCGTTGTTGGCGGTGTCGACCAGCTGACGAATGACCGGATCGCTCTTGGTCTCTAATCAATACGGCGGGGCTCAGGCCCCGCCTTTCTAACATCTGAGGGGATGCATGCGACAGAAGACAATAAAGTTGTCTGAGCCTGTTGAATTTGCTGGCCAGACCTACGCGCAGCTCACGCTGCGCAAGCTTAAAGTCAAGCACATGC